ACAGCGAATGCGGTCGTCGTATTCCACCACGCAGGGCTACATTAATTAAAGATAAGGAGGAAAAGAAATGAAGTTTTTTACGATTGCGGAACTCTGCAAGTCAACAACTGCTGACCGCTTGGGTATCAATAACAGATGCAGACAGGAGCATGTGACTGCTCTGACTGCCTTGGTGGACAACGTACTGGACCCGTTACGCACATGGTGGGGAAAGCCTATAACAGTAAACAGTGGTTATCGCTGTCCGGAACTTAATGCGGCCGTCAAGGGAAGTAAGACCTCGCAGCACATGAAGGGGGAAGCTGCTGATATTGACACTGGAGACAGACAGCAAAACAAGCTGTTATTTGAATATATCCGCAAGAACCTGCCCTATGATCAATTGATTGACGAGTCTAACTTCGCTTGGGTGCACGTCAGTTATCGGGCTGACGGAAATAACAGGATGCAAGTTCTTAAGTTGTAGACTATGTTGGTTAGAGTTATGAACTGGGTAAGCCGACATATATTGCTGGCTCCTTTCATGTGTTTGTTCCTGTTGTTCGGATCATGTGGCAGCTCGCATAAGGCTGTCAAGTCCGATGTAGAAGTAATCAGCAAAGATAGCGCCAGTGAATCTGTCAACATCGTACACGGATCAAGTACCTCTTTGAGCGAACTCATTACTACTAATAGTAACTATGTGATTGATTTCTGTATCTATGATACCCGAAAACCGCCCGATAGCCTGACCGGGAAACCTCCGTTATTGGCAGACGGTCATGTGGAAGGTGATTTCAGCAAGAATAAAAGGAAGGAAACTGCAACCAAAGACAGTACGGAAGTGAAAGCTGACAAGGAAACCACTTCCAATACCCGTGAGGAAAACCGGTCAGAAACCATAAAAGAGAAAAAAGAATCCACGTTGCTTAAACAAATCGGTTTTGTCTGTGTTTGTGTAACCGTTTTGCTTGTTGTTATGCTGATAGTAAAACATTGGCGCAACAGATAAGCTTCATCATAAGACTTTAAATTTATAAATTGGACTGCCCCGGCTCGTGATGAGTCGGGGCTATTTTTGTTATCTTTGCCGGAACTAACATTAACTTATGTATTATGGCTGAAAAAAAAGAATCTTATTCCGAAGAGGAATTGAATGAAATGATCGTATGGTTCAATAACCATGCTGATGAACTTCCCAAAGAAATGCAGATTAACAAAGCGGCTTTCACTCCGGATTTGAAACTTACTGTTGAAAGTTGTATCATGCAGGCTAAGCAATGTCTGGGCAACTATAAGATGGCCGGGGCTTTCCGAATGCTCCAACAAATCAGAGAGAACCTTGAAAAGGCGGTCCAATAAGCTGCCTTACATTTACCCTTTCATCATATCGGGGTTAAAAACATAATCAATAACCCTACTGTTAACATCATTAATTACGGAAAAATCTTTTTTTATGTATAGATCTGTCATTCTGTTCTCTTTATCTACATGATTTAGTGCTTCTCCTACTGTACCTTTGTCCACTTTTAAATCGTTTCGTGCGATGGAAGCGAAAGAATGCCGGGCTGCGTAAAATTCCAAATCTTCAATGCCAAGAACTTTCCCTATCTGTTTCAAACCTACATTTATGGCAACATTGAGTCTGCCATAAGTGGAATACTTTTTATATAACCTAAAAACTCTTTCTTCGGATACGTCCTTATACTTTTCGTATATGGGCAATATGAAGGGATGAATGTTAACGCTTATTTTTGCTTTATCAGTCCTTCTTGTTGCAGTTTTTGCCCTGTTGTATGTGATTGTAAGCGTTCCCTTGCTTTCGCTTATAGTGTCACAAAGAAACAAATCTGCCGAGTTCATACCCATCAAGCAAAAGGATAATATAAACATATCCTTTGCAAAATTAAATCTGCAATCCTTCTCCTTTTTATCTTTAGTGAGTATATATGGCAGGTTGTATATGGCTCTGATAGTATCTGCGTCCAAAGCTCTTTCGCGGGTACATATTATATTAGGTATAGAATACTTGGTAAATGGAGACCATGGTATCTTTATGTCCCCTGCTTCTTCATCATTATATTCTTTTTTAGCTTCGTTATGCAAATGCCTGATTGCTCCCATATATAAAGAGAGTGCACGTCTTTGACCGAGATGTTCTTCATACGATTTCAAGAATTTGTAATTTATCTCCTTAAAATCCAATTTCTCCCGTCCCAGGAATTTTGTTAAAGAGTTTACCATGCAGGAATACACATTGATTCCATGCTTCTCTCTGTTCTCATCTATCCATTTGCGGGCGTAGGAAATGAAGTCTATTTTTAGAGATGATTCATCAGTTTTGGTTATATGCTCCACAAGTTCTGTTATATCCATATCGTTTATGAGCAATGACAACAGGTTGCACTTGCTCCTATATATGGATATGATGTTATTTAATTCATCTAAGATGGACTGATTTTTGATTTTAAACCCCTTGGTTATATCTTCTTTCGTAACATATATGGAAGTGGGAATCCTTTTAAGCTTCCTATTGTGTGTGACTCTTATCTTAACGTTGTAAGTGCCATCTATTCTTTTCCTATCTTTAAATATTTCATATTTGAATGTTGCCATAATCGTGTATGTATGTTGAAACTATGTTGAAACAATTTCACGCAAAAGTAACTCTTTGGCGCAAAAGTGACAAATAAAAATTTTGTTTACATGAGAAAAAAACTTTCCCAAAAGCTTTGTATTATTGATTTTCTATGTATCTTTGCATCGTTATTATTTCTCGGGGTATTAGCTCATCTGGCTAGAGCGTTAGACTGGCAGTCTAAAGGTGGCGAGTTCGAGTCTCGCATGCTCCACTTTACAAACCTCTCTGTTTCAGAGGGGTTTGTGCTTTCTTAAGCTTCTCCAGTTTTCGTTTTTGGATAAAAAAAAGACAGTTTGTGCCACTTTTGGCAAAAAGAACTTGTCTAAAACGAATCCAGAACAATTATGACAACTCTTAAAGCTGCCGTTGTTCCGGCCAAGGTGCTGAAAAACGGCAAACACAGAATTCGTATAGCAATTGGTCATAAACAGGAAACAAGATACATCGTTACCCGATTTGAAATAGATAATACTGCTAATTTTAAGGGAGGGCAGGTGGTAGGTGTTCCTGATGCTGCACATGTCAATGCTAAATTACGTGGAATACTTAATTCATATCAGGATGCCTTGGATAAAATAAACACATCATCCTATACTTGTACCCAACTTGTCGAATATTTGTCCTCGGTAAAGCAGGGAGCTATCTCTTATAGTGTTGCTTCGGCTGACTATATGCAGAATTTGATTAAAGAGGGGAGAAGGACCACTGCTTCCTTATATCAAAGGGCGAGTGATTACTTCATTGAGTTTGTCAAATATGATATAATGCTTGATGGAATTACTCCCCGGACCATAAAGGACTTTGACATTTATCTAAAGAATGTCCGAAGGCTGGCTCCTGTTACTTGTGGTATGCACATGGCACATTTGAAGGCAATAATCAATCAAGCAATAAGGGATAAAAAAGTATCATATGACACGCATCCTTTTGAATATTATGAAAGACCGGCAGGAATGCCTAAAGAGCGTGATATCTCGGTAGCTGACGTAAAGAAGATAAGGGATGCGGAGATAAAAGAGAAGTCTCAGCGTGTTGCCAGGGATGTGTTCATGCTTTCGTATTATCTAGGAGGTATCAATCTGATGGACTTGATGCAATACAATTTCAAAGATGCGAAAATTATGGAATATGTACGTGAAAAATCAAAAAACACAAAGAAAGGTGATATGAAGATCAGCTTCACTATTCCTGAGGAAGCAAAACCGATTATCAAAAGATGGATGGGGCGTAATGGAAAGCTTGATTTTGGTTATAAATACTCTTATCCTAATTTTCGTAACTATGTAACAAAAGAAATTATAAGGCTAGGGGAGAGGCTGGAGATAGAATCGCATGTCGTATATTATTCAGCTCGTAAATCCTTTGTCCAACATGGTTTTGAGCTGGGCATACCATTGGAAACTTTGGAGTATTGTATAGGCCAAAGCATGAAATCCAACAGACCGATCTTTAATTATGTCAGAATTATGAGAAAACATGCTGATGAAGCCATAAGAAAGATTTTAGATAATCTAAAGTGAGGATTCAAGAACTAGAGCGATTGCTTCGGCAGTCGCTTCCTCTTTTTCTTTGTCTATCTCTGAGTTTAGCCGTTCTATCAAGTCCATATTCCCTGTGACAATCGTTTTTGTGCCCTCAGAGGAAGAAATTGTAAGCTCATAGTGTCCATAGCCTATAAACTTTTTAGATAGTTGATGAGTAGTTGGGGCTAATTTTGACATATGCAATTGCGTTAGTCTGCGGAAAAAGAAAACGGTTCCGCTTTCCCGTTGCGTTACATTCCGTAATCGAAACAGTGGGTACATTAATACTCCACACGGGGGTCGGAACCGTATTATGAAGAAGCTACAGGCAATAAAAATCGTCTGTAGCTCAATACGAGACAACGCCTCGATTACTTCAAAATGTAACGCAATGCAAAGATGGGTATTTTATATGACTTTACAAAAAAACAAAACGGGAAAATTCAAGTAAAGCATAGGGGTGTGGGCCAACAATAGGATTATAAAAGATGTGTCCTAATCGTTTTCTATTTTTATTTCTCTTTAAAAAAGAGTATTATTTCACCACTCAATGCATCTTTAAGTATTGCTTTTGTTATATTCTGTGCATCAAGAGTTATGAATTTCTGTTCATGTATTTCCCTATTAATATATTTTACCGATTTAATTTTTACTTTTCCCCAATTGCGAGTATTGACGTAAGCCTCTTTGAATTCAAATATTCGTTCTGTCTGTTGAATGGACTCATCTGCCAACTTGTCTAAAGTTGTGATGACCTTCCCTTTTTCATCGAAAACGTTATTTTCTATAGTTCCCAAAGGAAGATATTTTTCTCCCCATTCATTGCTACGTTCCACCAGATGCGCACTGAAATTTCTATATGATAGCCAATCTATATTATTTGCTTTTGCCCAATCTGCATCAAGTGAAAAAAGCTGCTGGGTTAACGATATATTTAAATTAAGCCTTGTTTCTGCTATTCTACAATCATCGTCTTTACAAGGAGTCCTTAATTCTTTTAGATTAATTCTATAGTAGTCCGCATATTTCTTTGCACCTTTCTGATATCCTACTTTTGTTATCATAATACCAGAAACATCTGCCAAATCAGACAAAAGTCCATAAAAATCCCGAACTTTACCAATAGGAATCTCTTTCTTATAATTTTTACATTCAATAGCTACTTTGTGTTGAATGCCGTTTATGCTATATTCCCAATAGACATCAATCTGATGCTTTTGTCCTGATTTACCTATAAGCTTGACATCATGCTTTACACTAGTAGTAATACCACGAGCATTGATTAACTCCTGATAGACTTCTTGTGTAAACCTTTCATATTCGATATTTTGATTCATAAGATTGTGACTTTTATAATAAATCCAATTCATTCAATAATTCCAGCAGACTTCAGTAGGCCGACAAATGGGCTTTGCCTTCTATCAATGTATGGCTTGACATTCTTAGTATTGATACATTCCATATTATGGATTTGCTTAAATACGGATATAAATTGATTCCTACTGATAGATTCACCATTCATAGCCCTAACGCTCCCGTTTTTACCACCTTTGTATTCTATAAAATCAAAAGTTGCTATTGCATTGTATTTAATGATACCAGTAGAAGAGAAAAATTGTTTATTTTTATCAATATAAGCTATTACTACATTCCAGATTTCATTAGCTGGCATTTTCTTGTATTTGTTTTTGATTTTCATGATAGATATTTTTTGCAAAAATACAGAAAATATAGAAACGAAAAGATTATCGCATAATAGTCTTTATGATGATGCGAATTTTGTAACTCCTTAGATTTTGCTTTACTTGTGTAAATATGAACTAAATAAACTCTGTTTTTTCACTTTTAACTCCTCAATAATGTCTGATAGCATATATAATACATAGAATGGTTTTGATTCATTCAAGTGTTTTAATATATTCGCACTTATTGAAACAATTATTAAACAATGTGATATGAAGAAAAAAATGTATTTTGTTTTGATGGCATTATTGCTGTCGTTTACTTTTAATGCCTGTTCTTCCGATGAATCGGCAGAAGTTCTTCCTGAAAAAGAAGAACCGGAAGTTCCTTCTGAGAAATATGAAAATGATGTTGTTAATCCTGATTATGTACCTATAGATTGGGGGAAAACAAAATTACATGAAGTGGATCAAGAGAATGGAAGATATTCATTTGGTGCTTCGTCTGAAACTGAAAATTTAAAACCAGGCTCGATACTTACAATTGATGCTGATACGGCGAATTACATTGTTATTGTGAATAAGCTAAAACGTGATAATGGTAAAATAAGTATAGAAGCCAGAAAGGGGGACTTATGCGATATATTCGCCAACACAGAATTTACGTTATCAACCGGAGGACAATCTGCAAGGAATTCAAGCAAAAACGTAATTCTTCCTCAAAAAATATCTTTTTTGGACATGGATGGAAAATGGAAGGAATATAATTTTATGAATTCAAGAGCCCCTTCACATTTGACGGGTAATTTGTGGAAATGGAACAATGATGAACTTGAAGGCCGTGTTTTATATGAGCATCCAAAGTTTAAAATTTATTTGGAAAAATCTGATTTTCATATTGATATTGATTTAAACATGACTTTAAGTTTTAGTGGGCGAACACTTCAAGAAGTGAAAGATGATATAGAAAAACAATACAGGAGCAAAGCCTTGTCTATTGCTGCAAATATAGAAGGGCGTTTTGAAACAAACCAGCAGCTCAGACTTGATGCATGGCATCAATATACATGTGATAATGATGAACGTATAAAAGAATTGAGTAAATATCTACCTAAAATTAGAGTTGTTTTTTCTGTACTTGGAGTACCTGTTGAAGTATCATTAAATGCAGATGTATATCGTGCGGTTTCGTTTAGTTTAGATGGTGAAATCAGTGCTTATATGGGATTCACAGACAAAGCCAGTGGTACACTAGGCTTTCAGTGGAACCAATCTGATGATAGACTTGACCCTGTTAAAGACTTTAAAAATGAACTTAGTGTAACTTATCCGACAATGAAAGGGAAAGGGGATATGAACGGGAAGGTATGGCTATACCCACGTATAAGAGTTATCTTATATGAATTATTAGGGCCGTCCTTTGATATCAGACCCTATATGCGGACGAGTATCCATGGAGGGTTTTATGAAGAATTATTGTCTTCTTCAAAAGATTTTTGTGCGTGGGATCTTTCTAATTATGTAGGATTAGATGCTAGGGCTGGATTAAGCTTAATGTTTGTAGGACACGAAGTCAAGAATATTTCAACAGGTGATATGAACATATTTGATAAATGTATTTATCATTCTCCTTATGATATTCGTTATGTGTCTTCTACGTCAAAATCTGTGCAAAAGAATGTTCCTAATACCGTAAAGTTTGAAGTTTATGATATGGATTCAATTCTCAATAAAAGTATCCCTACTATCCTTCGTCAGATTGTCAAATTTGAAGGAAAAGGGGAACTTTCTTCAAAATATGGCATAGTTGATCATGGGCAGGTATCTGTGGAATGGATTCCCACTTCTTTTAGAGATACATTATATGCAAGACTCTATAATGTGGATGGTAAAATAATGAAAGAAGCGAAATTTTATGGAGATACACAAATCAATGTTATGACAGGAAATGCTTCTGTTGAAAAGACGGATGTTATATGTTTTGGCAAATTGGAGGGTATTGACGATTTTTCAGAAGTGGAATACGGTATTAAAATAAATGAAAACCATATAGTATCTCACAATATCAATAATTCGATATATTCTGTAGAATTATCAGATCTTTCCGAAGGTAAATACAATTATTGTGCTTATGCAAAGATTGGAACAGAAATATATTATGGAGATATCAAGACATTTGTTATTGAAGCGGATAATAAAGAACCCACTCCGGGGCAAGCTGTAGACTTGGGACTTAGTGTCAAATGGGCAGGTTGGAATATTGGAGCCAACAAACCTGAAGATTTCGGTAGTTATTATGCTTGGGGAGAAACAGAAGAGAAATCGGTCTATGAATACAAAACTTATAGTTATTGGCAAGATTTAGATGAAAGTGGAGATTATATTTTACCTGATTGCAAAGGAGGAGATTGTATGAATTACGCGGAGTTTGTCAATATCGGCAATAATATCAGTGGAACGAATTATGATGTGGCACATGTAAGATGGGGAGGCAATTGGCGTATGCCAACTGATGATGAATGTATAGAATTACATAAATGCAAGCAGAAATGGATTGAATATCATGGAGTTGGAGGGTTGCTTATAACCGGTCCTAATGGAAACAGTATATTCCTTCCTGCTGTTAAGTATAAAGGTGAGAATGTATCAGGTGGATGGTCTAAAGCTTGGTATTGGACAGCATCAATACACAAGGATTTATCTTCCAATGCTTGTTATTTAGGATTCAACAATGACAAATATGGAACAATGACAGGAGGTATGTTTCGTTGGTTTGGTGCAGTAGTCCGTCCTGTTTGTGACTAATAATTCCAAAGAGGCTGATCCAAAATTGAAAAGGATCAGTCTCTTATTGTAAATACAAATTATTTTTAATCAATCTTTCATCATTCTATGTATAATGCAAAGAATTCCAAAAATAATCGTAGCAAATAAAATGTTTGTTTCCATAATTATCTACCTATTTGTTTTATGGTACAAACATCGGGAAATATTCTTTGCTATTATAACAATTACTTTCTAATTGCTTGCTAATTAATTGCTTCCAAAGATACAAGGAATAATATTGGTCGGATTTATTCATAAAAAGCCCGACTTATGCAAGCCGGGGCAAACTTTATATGATAAGGGGACTTTTATGAAAATAAAGATAGTGATTTATCAAGGTGCAACTATAGATTTTACTATATAATTTCCAGCAAAATTGTATTTTAAGCAAAAACTCAGTTATGACTGAGAGCTTTCCTTGCCTAAGCTATTTTATTTAACAAGTCTTATTTAATAGATTCAAATTGTATGCTTCCTTTTTTGTAATATACTGTCATTGCTATTTAAAGTTTTGCCTCTTTTAACTTCAATAGAGGGTTTATCGCTATTAGTTGATATTATTTGATTGTTTTTATATAAAAAATAAACCAATATGATATAAATAATAACCCCTATCGCGCCAAATAGAAAACGTCCGGTTGATAAATACTTCCTCCAATTTATTTTCTGTAACAATAAAGGGGAGAACAATAAATATAAAGACATAAAAAGTAATAACAAAACACCTAATCCAACTGTATTTGATATTAGCATAGATATGCCAAGTGTTGTATTATTCATAAAAATATTTATAGTACCAAAGAGAAAGGTAATAGAAGCCGTAAATACGGCAATTGTATCAAATGCCTTTTTGTCAGCGTCTTTTATACTTTCTTTTATTTTTTCTATTTCTCTTCGTTCTTTAGATAAATTTAGTAAGAAAATTAGATTATCCTTTTCTTTTTTGAATAACGCTAGCTCCTCCTTTAATTTTTTATAATCTATATTTCTAGCAAAAGCAGATGGAACAAATAATTTTAAATCATAATCACTAGAATAAACTAAAGACTCCTCAAAAGGTAATTGAAAAGGAAAAAATTTATGAAATTCACTCCACTTTAAAGCATCTTCAAAAGAAACAATCAATCTTTCCAGTTCATCTATCTTATCATTTAATAATTTTTCATCAAAATCTGTTTTCTGTAAATGACCTTTAATACAGGATATAATAGATTCTATAGCTTTCTCATATGGATGAAAATTCCGAACGCTCGTTATAGACTGTACGTCTTCTATCTTCCTTAATTCCTGTTTAATGCTTTTTAGATCAGGATTGCATTTTTGAATAAAAGCTGAAAAACGGCAATTGTGTAAAAAGTTGAGAACAGAATCTAAAGAGAACTGATTGTATTGAGTTTTGAACTCATCATTATTCCTAAATACAGGATTCCTGAATTCTTCATATATTCCGATATACTTTTCTATAATAGAATCCATTTGACCTATTTCATTTTCATTCTCCAAATTTTGTTTATAATACATCATTAAGAAAACGAATGACTTTACTTTTGGAGAAGAGGATTTAATATCATCAAGAAGTTTTTCCTTTGTTTTTATCTCTTCGTGAATAAAATCTTTATAATCACCAATATCTAGTGTCGAAGGATTTATAGTCTCTCGATTAAAATTTATTTCATTATCAAAACGACTCTTTTTTACGCGCTGTATGATAAAATTGCATTTAAACAATAAAAGAGAATGGATTTTCTTTATTTCTCTAGAACTACTTCCTCTTATAAATTCTTTAATAGTATTCCTTATAGATAGCAAATTCTGAAAATCTTTCATTCTTACAGGTAAAAAATAGTCATATTTGCACAATGGGATAGTAATGTTTACGAATGAAGAAAGGGCGTTATCTTTAACTTTATCCATAACTCCAAAAACTCCATATTGTTCACTTATGGGAGTAGGAGTAAATTTATTTTTAGAAGTATTTATAAACAGCTGATAAAATCTTAGTGCATTAAATAATGAGGCATTTAAAATATCAAACTCTGTTCTCAGTTTGATTAAATTATTCTCTGTGGATTTATTAGGAGATGGATTAAATTCCAATATATCAACATCATTTATAAAATTTGAAAGTATGTCGTTTATACTAGGAGCTTCAATATATTCTCCACTAATAATAGAACGGGTTAACAATATAAAACTTTTTTCTATAAAGTTATTTATTTTATCATAGGCTATTTTAACCTCGTCTTCATTTTGTCCATCTAAAGGAAGCCAACCTTTATCATCAAGGAATATATTCTTATATTCTTGATAACAATCCTCTATTTCCATGAGTAATTTCTATATAAAACATTTACTAGCGTCTTCTCTAATAGATTCTGTAGTCATCTTATAGCTTAAAGCTCCTATAAAATGAGCGAAATCTATAGACTTATTCCAACTTTCCCATTTATGAGTAATTTCCACCAATTCAAAGGCATTTAATTTTATAAGAGATTCATTTGTATGCCTCAATTCATTAACAGCTCTCCTTATATCATCAAAGTCTTCTACATTATAAGGCAAATTAGTCATAGTATTTTTAGGTTGAATCATTCTATCACTTACGATATAAGAAGGCAAGCAATCATTTTGAATGGCATTGTATATATCACTTTCAACGGGTCCATAAGGTAAAGCATGGAAATTATCAAACACATTTAATAAATCCTCACCACCATCTTTCTTAGGAGCAGCAACTAGAAAAAGTAATTTTAAAACAGACAATTTGGACAACACCCTACATGTATTTCCTGTATTGAATGCTTCTCTCCATTCATTCAAAAGTGTTATCATATAATCAAATGCATATATCTTATCCATTGCCATAATAGTTGGTTTTATATTATTCTTACAATGCTTTTATCATAGTATTTGTTTGCAAATAACGCAATTTTAGCTCTAAAATGGAAGTTTTTCGCTAAATAAATGCAAAAATAGGTCATTTTTAGCATCAACATTGCATTTGCAGTACGAAAACGCCCCGACCCATCACGAGCCGGAGCATCTAAATTTAAAGTTTTTCTATTTGCTCCGCTTGATTATAAATACTACAACCAGCAAAACAGCTATTCCAACACACATCCAACCTATTTGTTCCGGTAATGTGGATTCCTTATTGTCTTTTATTTCTTCTGACCGGCTTTTCTCATGGTTCTGAGAAGACAACTCCTTGTCAGCATCCACTTTCATACTATTCTGTATTTCTACATTTGTTTCCTCCTTCTTCCTGAGGTCACCTTTTATCTGCCCGTCAGCAAGTAACGGACGTTTACCTGTCAGACTGTCAACCGGCTTCCGGGTATCATAAACACGGAAATCAATCACATAACTGCCTTCAGTAGCAATGAGGGTTGATAAAGAGGTATGAGAACCTTCCACCACATGAACAGATTCAGATATGCTGTCAGTACTGACAACTTCCCTTTCTTTCATTACAGCCTTATGCGAGCTGCCACAGGCAAACAGCAGGAACAGACACATAAAGGGAGCCAGCAATATATGCCGGCTTACCCAGTTCATAACCTTAGCCAACATAAGAGATATCATTTATACGGTTCATCCAGCCCCGTTTGAACTTGTTATTTGCAGGGCGCTTCCGGCATATATCCTCGATGAAATCAAACCGTGCAATCTTGATCTGATCAAACAGTTCACGTGGATTACGGGAATTGACTGCGGCAAGTGTCTTAGACCCGACAATGCCATCAGGAATCACGCCAAGCAAATCCTGCGGTATTTTGATACCGTGCACTCCGCTTGCCCAGATCCAATCGACAAGGATATCAGCTATGGATTGGGATTTAATTTCGTCAGCTTTCCACCTGTCCCAATACATGGTTTTCAAAATCTCCGTCCATTCCTCTTTCGTGATGTTTTTCAATCTTTCAACCGTAGGCTTGGGATAGCCTTTCTTTCGGCAATACGCTTCATAAGTTCCAATGGTCACACCCATATTGGTAGCCCCTCCTAAATCGTCCGGGTCATTTACAAAACCGCCTTCCCACTTCAGGATAAACGGTGCAAGTTTTTTCACATCAGCCATTTTTCTTTTCCTCCTTATCTTTAATTAATGTAGTCCTGCGTGGTGGAATACGACGACCGCATTCGCTGTCAGGCCTGTCACAACGGTTATGCTCGGCATCTTTCAATTGCAGTTCCAGCTCGTGGCACTTATGAATCCATGCCAGCTTATCAGACTGTTCATTACGAAGCTCAACGTATAACGCATCAATCTTGGCGTCACGCTGGGCGATACGTTCTTCCAGCCAGTCAACCTGCTTGCGCTCGTTCTCATCCTCCATTGAATCGGCGGACGCATCCTCTTTCCGTGCGTTAGTCTTGCGGTTCACCCAGAACGTGACACCCCAGCGGACAGCCTCCAATCCTCCGAAAGCCCCGATTATAGCCAACCAGTCGTTTAATTCCATTTCGTCTATTGTTTATCTGAATTATAAAAATACACACCTCAAAGATATCCCTATCCGTTTGCATCATCGCTGCCAAAGCCCCGAAATCCATTGCCACGATATGACAATAAAAAAAAGAGCCTGCTACGGAATTTAATCCGCAACAAGCTCTTGGTCTTACACATCTGCAAAGATAAAAAATCACATTCCTGTTTCAAACTTTTTCACCTAAAAAAATAGTAGAAATAGATACATGGTAGAAAGTGGGTAGAATCCTAAGAAAAATATCTTTTGTTCTACCCTATTTTTTGAACAGAATTTATCTGATTCATTTCCAATGCTGTTTCCAAGTTCCCCCGGAACTTAGGCGGATGAAAGGAGATATTATGGCAAAAATGCATAAACTGACCAAGGGTGGACAAACCATTTATCCGGCTACTATCTATGACGCTGTGGTCAACCCTACCAGCCGCAAGAGCCTGACTACGGAACTGTCCGAGTTAAAAATGGATATTATTAATCAAAAAAAGGGAGAAAATATTATTGATAATTTTGATCAAAGTACGGCCTATATTGTATATGGTAATCAAGGAGAAATAGCATCAAGTATAGAAAAAATCACAAACAATGCGACATTCATAGCAACAAAATTAGAATGTAAAGCCGGAGATCGATTTCTGATTACTGGAAAGTGCGTTTCTGTACAAGCTAGGGCCTATGTTTTTGTTGATGAATCCGATAGGATTTTGTTAAAAGCAAGCCAAACATTCGTTGGGGAAAAATCTGTAATTGAGGCTCCGGAATCTGCCATTACCGCTTACTTTACACTGACAAAATCTGAATCTGTTGAATTTGTAATATTAGACCCGTCAATAGAAGAATTAGATGACAAGATTACTGAGACAAACAAATCCCTTACAAGCTTAGAGGAAGAGGTGTCAAATATTATTATAACCGAAAGCGGGATAGAAGAAGAAATCTACAACAGCGCTTATTTGTCTAAAGATTATATATCAGCTGGAGGCACACTGGGTACCGCTGCAAGATACTGGTCTGTAAGAATACCTGTGGCAAAAGGATTGAGGTATAAACTGGATTCTTCAAATGTCAGTAATCAAACAGTATTTAGAATTGCCAAAACCGTAGAAAGAGAAATAACAGAAGTCTTAATCAATGAGGCTTCACCAGAGACAAAAAATTATGAAATTTATTGTGATGGTTCATTTAATTATATACTTTGGACATTAAGCAATGCCTATGATTTGGAAGGCACTCCAAGTGTCAAGAGAATAGAGGGGGGAGGAAAAAAATTAAGTCCTGATATTCAGATTCCACCTGAATCATTGCCCGGTTTCGAAGATAGTATAAAGGATATAACAGATAGACTTGATGGAGTTGTTTATAAAAGTAATATTATCTATTGTTATGCCGATCAGGAAACGGCAAATCAATTTCAAGCTATTGAAGACGGGGTTAATATATTTGTAGGGTACAATGCCAATGTAAACTCCATTCAGAGAGCTATAAATACCATACCAAGAGATACAGATAAACAATGGTATATTTTTGCTGTAGGGGAGTTCAGGACATCATCATTTAATCATTTTGCAACGGAAGACCCGTTATCGGGAGAATCACAGGAAGATTATGTCTGTTATATAGAAATGGTTGACAGGCAAAATATTCATTTGTTCGGTGTTGGTAATAGGGCTACAAAAATAGTATGTGATATGCCTGACAGTGGTTTCCCAACACCTGTATCTAATTTACATCCATTGTTGATAAAAAAAACTAGGAATTGCAGTTTCCACAACTTTTATATTTTTGGAAAAAATGTAAGATATACCGTGCATGTTAATGGCATTAAAGAAAGCGAATCTAATAAATTATGGTTTGACAATGTGGAATTCGACAGTGGAAAGAATAATGGAGAGGCTGCGGATAGCTGGCCGTATGGTTCCCAAGCAATAGGTATAGATATTGCATCTAACATGAATCTGATTTTTACTAATTGTATAAATCCATGCTTGAGAGGACATTTTGGCAGTATGGGATATGGAAGACATTTTATCCTGTTTAAAGGGTGCTATTTTTATTCCGATGCAACCAATGTGTTGCCCTCGGAAAATATTCCATCCCCAAATAGTTTTATAGATTATAGGTTTATAGGTAACAAGTTCTATGGGCTTTCAACGTTATTTAATGGGTCTTTAAAAGAATCAGGTGTAAAGATGAAAATTAGTGGCTGGGGGAATAGTATTGTTTATTTTCCCAAACCAACTCTGTATTTTAATGAAATAACGGATATTGCACAGACATATAAAACTGAAAGTTCGATATTAGCCGGTAATTTGGTGAATCTATATGGGGATAAGGCTAATGGTAAAATTGAATCTGTTGCTATGTTCAACAGCTCAGACGGGAAAGTTATTTGTGCCAAAAATATCATGTATGAAATAAATAATATTCTTGTTTCAGAGAACTATCTTCCTAAAGATGGAGATTACTGTAAGGCAGTAGATGGATTATTGGCGAAATCAGAATATCCTACTAATGCTTATGTTTTAGTAAGATCAGGTATAAAATATTTAATAGTAGAGTAATCCATCAACTATGATGTAAGGGCTGATCTTGGTGTAGGTCAGCCCTTATGTTTAGAACCATTCCGCATCCGGATGTACTTCTACGGACAGATGGTTCATTATTTTAGTTATTAACTTTCGAATCATCATAATTTACATTTTTGTATCTTCGATATAAGGACTGGCCAGATCCATAAGAACATATTGAATCAAAGCATCAATGACAACGTTAGCTATCTTCATACCTCCTGCGGAATTTGGATGAACTTGATCCTGCAAATACGTTGTGATATTAAGTGTCGATATTCCACTTAATGCATTTACATCAATAACGGGAACAGAATATATTGCACATACTTCTTTTATCACACTCCCGTAATCTTGTATCGTCAATCCTATATTATTTTTATAAGGATAATCGGCATTATTATGAGAATTGTAAAAATTATGTGGAATGCAAGCGAAGATCTTGGCATCCGGCAATCTTTTGATAATCTTTCTCAACATTAGTCCATAGGCATATTTTAAATGAGTTTCGTCCTGATCGTCAAGTTCCCCGATTTGGGCATTTGCCGTGATATCATTAGCAGAGGCATATATAACTAATACATCCGTATCGGTCGGAATAGTATTTATTCGTCCGTCACCACACATATTATCCTGTATAGTGATAGTTCCTTCCTCAGGATGAGCGGCATTATAGTAGCCATTTTCATCCACCTTTTTGGTTTGTGGAGAAATGGATGTAACCTTGGAACCTCCGATACCTCGACAGTAATGCGTTGAGAATTGAAAGTATTTCCATACATACTTCTGCCACGAGATCAGCTCAACGATAGAATCTCCAAACGAGCAGAATTTCTTCCCTCTATATGCCATATTGATTATTTCATCCCTATCTAACTTTACATTTCTTACATTTTGTGGGTTGCAGGGAAAATAATTCAATGAAACAAACGGGAAGTCCGCACTGTCAAAATTAAAAATTATATATTCCCAATTTTTCTCACCCGTCATCACCTCCCTGAAACGTCTTCCTTGACTACCCCTATATCCAATCCACATGCCATCTGCTGTATACACAGCAACTGAAAAAGCATTGGTAAATACAGATGTAACATTGTCAACGATTCTAATCAATCGTGTAGTACTATAGGCTTCATTTGACTGTAACGATCCATTTACATTATTATAACCATCAATAAGATTATTGTTTGTTATCAGGTTTTTATCGAAAAAAGTTTCAGGAAGCTGTGTTATACCGAATTCAAGCGGAATAAAATTTTCATCAAATGATAGATAATAGAAATCTCTTGCGCTGTTGTTCCACGCCCTACAATATGACGCTTCTGAGGGGATTTCTCTTTTTGATATATTCTTTCCTGTTGGAGCACCCATGTTTATCGTGCTAAGCAGCGTGTCATCATCTCGATAAAAAGAAACTGAATATGCATTGGTATAGACATATTCTTTCCCTACCGGTATATCAATTTTTTCTATGACAACTCCATTCCCATTTACAATATTTCCAGAACCGTCTATCGTTTTGTTTATAAACAATAGTTCATCATATACCTTGTTGATTGACACATCCTGCAACATGTGTCGTATTTTCATCAAGTCGTTTTGAACTTCTTCAAGAGAGTCAATGGTTAATACTTCAATCCAATTCTTGTCATTTATCCAAATTGAATTCTCTACACTATCAGAATTGTATATTTCAATTGTGAACCTGTCTTTATTTTGATATGACAAGATAAATCCTTTTTTCCGGTTAATACTGTCTATCGACAACCTCGTACTAGCCTTGTTTGAATTATACACAACAGAATCGTACATGTAGGAATCAAGTGGTATATAATTACTCGTTTCAGAATTGTACAGATATACCCTATATCTGTTTGCTGAATCTCTATAAGTGAAAACCAATCCGATTTTCTTATTGTAAGTATTCGGCAGAGCATTTCTTGCAGAATCAGGCGTATTGTAATTATTGCCGGTTATTGCCGTGATGTTGATGAAGGGAAATTTGGTCGATGGCAACAACTGGCACCAAAATAAATCGTCGCTCCAATATTGATCATCCATTGATGTTCCCATATACATTTCAACAGTGATATCTCCGGTTGTTCCATTCCTATAACTTAAAATTTTTCCTGTGCTTCTATTTTCTTTTGGGATCCCAAGTCTGGTTTTCGAAAAGTCTGTATTAAATTGTGTTGAAATGGCACTTCCTTTATTCAAATCCGACAGTTCCGAGGTCAGACTCTTTCGTGTCTTGGGGTTGACCACTGCGTCATAAATGGTAGCTGGATAAATGGTTTGTCCACCCTTGGTCAGTTTATGCATTTTTACCATAATGTATCTTATTATTAGCCTAAGTTCCGGGGGAACTTAAGCTATCATTATTTTATGTAACTATTTATTTAACTATTAAATCATTATTTCTCTTCCGGTGGCAGAGGAGGTACAAAATCACTCAGCACATCATCATACTCCCTCTCTGACAGAGGGACGCTCTGCACCGCATTGTATGCGGCATAATCCGGATAGGAAATGATCTCCGCCGTGCTCTCATCCGTCTTTCCGGCAACGAGGATAACACCTGTATTCTCCACCGATACAAGATTGCAGATGCCATCGGCAAAATCAGCATCGGAAAGATAGTATTCGCGTTTGACCGACAGAGCACCGGGACGTAGTCCATGCCTGTCAAAAATGACCAGCAGACCACCATCATCAAGCCTGCGGCAGTTCTTGTACCCGTGCCCGTCAAACTCCGCAACGACACACCCCGACAGGACTGTGCGGTAAGTGAACCGGAAGGGAGTATTCACATCCCCGTTCAAGTTCTTCTCTATGATTTTAAAATCGGACTGATAATTGATTCTCATAACTATAATATTGATGTTACATCGTCTATCTCCTCGGCTGTCAGGTATCCGTTCAAGTCAACACTTCCGCCACCTCCTGTCGTGCCTGTAGGACTCCATGCCCCCTTTATCTTGCATTCATATATAGGGCCCGGTATGGTATCCCCCACAACAGCCCAGTCACCTACAACAGGAGATGGAACAGCCTCTTCCAGCAATTTAAGAGTAGAAAATAATCCCTTGTTGCGGATACCGTTCTGCTTGACCTTTTCTAGTTCGGTAGAAGTCTTACTAAAGTTGTTGTTAAGACGGTCTGCCGCCTCACTCCAAGTACCTGTCTTGTTAATACTATTCAGTTCCATATCACTTCTTTACTTTTAAAGTCCCGTTTGTCACGACTCCTTCTACTGTCTCATATTCCACATATACCTGACCTGACGAAACATCATCTTTCCCCGGCCAATTACTGCAATCAATATTGGCCACATGCTTATACACACCCACTCCATTATATACCGGTTTCATTCCGACTAACAGCGTTTCGCCTTTAGAACCATAGAAGGATACGTTATTGGGATTAAGAATGATATCCGTATTTTCCACATGATTCTGTATTCTGATACGTTCCGGATATACAGTCGTTTCTAGTATCAATTGGTCCCCTGCATATTTCCGCAAAATCAAATCACCATATTCCCATCCGTCCGATGATGTGTCGAACCTTAATATCAAGGTGGTATGTCCTTCAGTCGTGTACATTTCAAGAGTATTTTTATCCGGATCAATGACAATGCGTTTCCCGTCAACAGATGTTTCTACTTTTCCGCGGAAAAATCCGCCCAAGGCTTCAACCACACCTCTGAACTTACCACCCAAGGCATAAATATAGCCGCGCAGGAACGTATCGCCACCATGAGTGGCAACGAAGTTCGCCATATTCGCCCATTCTTCATCGGTGGGTTGATAATTCGGATCATTACGAAACCTCATTACGGTTAATATAGCCTGTTGCAGCGTGCCACCTGCCCAGAATGCCACATCATCATCGTCATTGTATATGCCGCTCACTCCGGCGGTGACCTTTTGCATCTTGCCATCCTTGTAGTTGCCCAGTTGGATCATATTGGCAAGGATCAGACCGCCAAGGATGTCCACAGAACCATCCTTGATTGCACTGGCGATATAATTAATCGCCTGAAAACCGGCTGTTGCCTTGTCATTATCAAGAATGGACGGTTTCCAGTCTGTGGCGATGGTTCCACGCTCTAATTGAAGGTCACAAACGGTTGCGGTACCACTAATAAGAAATATACCACTGCCATTGAAGGTGATCTTATGGGTATATCTCTGATAAGAGGACGTAAGAGGCTGAGTTGTGCTGAAATCACCACACGAAACAGACACAGATGTACCCTTTGCTTTATAGCTGATAACATAACTTTCTCCTTTAATTAATGATACAGACTGAGACAAACTACCGATTGCGGCAGAGTATCCGGAGCCGGCAGCACTGTCCGCGGATACGGTAGCCACACCCGTCCAATGCTTGAGTTGCTTGCTGTATAGCTCGGTGGCCGCTGATAACTCGGTAGTGGCAGACAGTTCCTCCGTTTCGTAATCTCCAGTAAACCCGGAATTGCGCAACAGATTTACACTGCCAACGGCGGCGTTATCTATCGCATCCTTAGCATCTTGGGCAAGATCTGCAGCAGCCTGTATCTCATCCGGAAGACCTTCCATATTTCGCCATCCGGTGGAACCCTGCTCGATATGGAACATACCCTTGATATCAACACCGCCTTTTTGTGTATAACGGATGTAAGTGCTCTCATCCTTGGCACCGATATAGGCATCACCATACACATTGATATAGGCGTGTCCGGTGGACTTGTCAAAGCCCAGCCCGATAACTTCTTTGCCAACCAAAGAAAAGGTATTGATACCTTGATAGAAAGTAATGGAAGGGGAAGTTTCATTAACAGAAGAAAGGATTATAGCTGCCTGACGGGTGATATCCGTCAAGTGTCCCAAACCAATAATATCATCACCGGCAACCGGGATATCACTGTCCTTATCGGCATTAGTTTTGTTCAAGTCAATATAGTCAGTTCCTACACCTGTCACCTCGCGCCAGTAGTAGCGGTTGGATACATTGTGAGATGTTCCTTCTTTAATGTTAAATTCTTGGGCTAATGCTAATGTACCGACTGTAAATTCGTTATTGATTGTCACTCCATCGACTTCCGACAAAAAGAAACAGCGGTAGCTCTCATCAAGTTCCTCCACCCTGACACACTTCATTCCGGCCGGAGATATGATCTGTTCACCACCAACATGCGTTTTCTTTTTCACTTCAAGTTCATCAAAGACAGCCTTAATCTTCACATAAAGCCGGTCAACAACGGCTTGAGAGGTACCATCTTCCAATACAGTAATTCCACTACCATTCTTACCAACCAAAAAACCTTTCAGGAACGTGATCAGCTCATTGGCAGTGTCTTCTTTATCTTTGCGTAAAAAGTATTTGGTGAGCTTTTCTATATCAGAATTATCCATGTTTTCTAGAATCCCGATAAATATGCGCCCAATTCTTTCAGCTGTATTCTCTCCTTCTACAGATGCGTTTCTTACTTGAAGAGCCAGTTTCTTTAATATGTCAACAGAATCGCTCATTCTCCTATTACACGAAAAACAGTTCTATTAGATTTTAATTTCCCTTCACCGTTATAAAGTGGCATACCGCATTCTTTTAGGTAAAGCACGCATTCTTTCAGGTAGCGGTCAGCTATACTACATGCATCGCTATACACCATCATCTTTTCCTTGAATACTGTATGACTGCTATATTCACCTTCCTTGTTCACGAAGCCGAAACGGGATACATTTCCATCTCCATTTTTGACAATACAGGCATAGGTATAATAAGCCAAAGCTACGCGAAGTCCAGTGATGATTATCTTCTTTTTACATTTAGTTTCATAAGTACCTCCGTCAAGCAGTAGCTGGTATTTTTCAGGATTTTTTTTCACGTCAAGGAACAGTTCGTCTCCCAACGCTGATTTGATGTAGATATTCTCCGACTCACGGATGTAGGTTTCTATCTTGTCAGGATCGAGATGTACAGACATTCCGCGAGACAAAGCCGATACCTCATCTGTTGTTATTAGATACTGCTGCATTTCGTACATACTTTAATGGTTCAACACTATAATCATTAGAGGGGTTGACTACCTCATACCAATAGCTGAATATACGGCTAAAGGTACGCTCTATTAAGCGCTGTTGCTTGCTTACGATAGAATTGTAATACTCGAAAGCATCTTCCAAAATATCGCCTGAGAATCCGACTTTACCAATACGGATGCAATACCATGGCTCTTGGCCATAAGCTGAATAAATACGTTCAACCACACTTGCGTCAGTAACGGTAAATTCTTTGTCGTAATTTTGTGAGTTCATATTTACTATTTCAGGCTTTTCCTCATCGTTTTCTAAAGTAACTTCCATGATCTTTGCTGCATTCGTATCACCTTGCAACTGGATGAGTGTATTTGAGAAACTGTCATCATCGTCTGTATCTTTCACTTCGTTGCCTTCTTCGTCAAAGGTTATGTTCGATCCCTTTTTGGTGAATATCATAGCGCCAGGGAAGAAATTATTTCGTACATTTCTGTACTTGACATTGGACAGACCTTCATCGGTACTCATCTCTGTAGCTACCCGGTCACCTTTTCCGACTGGATAAGTATTTTTCCCGGCCATTGACACCCATAGGATTTGACCTTTGTAGTATTCAATGCCTCCGGCTGCTTCTATTTGAGCCAGTATAACATCTTTTTGAGGGTTAAAAACATCTATATAGTCGATGTTTTCTTTCTTGACCTGCAGAGCTTTCCCTTTACGTGTCTTCTTTCCGCTCCAGTCTGGATGTACTGCTATTTTTGCCACATAACCGTTTTCATCTTCTTCTGTCAGACGGCAATTTTCAAATGGTACGTGCTGCATCTCCACTATCTCACAGAAAACATTGTAGTTAACATGGATTGCTATTCCATTGAGTTCGGACATGTCTTTACATAGTAACATGTGCACATCATCCAATGTGTCACCTTTTCGATTGACTACATATTTGGAAAAAGCAACCTCACGGAATCCGTTTCCTTCAATGAAGTCAGCGAAACGGTCTGAGCATTCAGATGCAGTAGAGCTTGCAGCAATGATATTCTTTAATGTCTGCGGATATAGGTTGTCCTGTCCGTAGGCTTGAATTCCTAGATTTTGTAAATAGCTTGTATCAATGCGGTTACTGCTTTTCTTTTTTAGATCTCTTACTCTCATATTCGCGAGGTTTACGTTCGTCCTTTATTTCTTTTATTCAACTTTATCTTCGCCTTCTCCATTCATTGCGTTCACAATTTCAATGGCCTTGCTTAGATGCAGATTCAGAACTTTTTTACTGATTTTCTTGCCGTTGATTTGGAAATCTTTCAACGTGTCAGCCACGGATTCTTCAGAAACTCCGTCTTGTAATGATTCTACCATTGAATCAAGCAGGCTTTGATTGTATCCACATTTGTTAACACGTTCTTTCCAGTCCGTAGGTACATGGGCGAAATAAATTTCACCTTTCGGATTTTTGGCAAGGTACTTTTCAGCAACTTCATCAGTGAGGTTGTCATTAGTGTACATTTTATTGCTTCCGAACTCCGGTTGAAGCAGGACACCATTCTTTAATATGTAATTACATTTTTCTTTCATACGGTTATTCTTTTTGATGTAAACAGTCATTTCGATTACAGCATCGCGATAGCAGTCGTTACACGATGTCTTGGTGAATTCTTTTCCTAATACTTCCTTGTACAATCTTTCTATCTCCGATTTATCAGAAGAGGAGTAGGAGGGAAGTTCTCCTAGCTCCTTTAATTTATCAACCACTTCTTCTAACTCCATAATCATTCAGTTGGTTTTGTCAGTGTTTCAACAAGCGTTTTTGTCGCATCGTAAGATGTTTTGTACAAGAATAATGCTGATTTGGGAACCTTGGTTTCTTGCAAAGAGATATTCCATCCCCCTTCCGTTTCTTCGGAATACTTGTCATTGCCGATCTCTGCGGCTTTCAAACCTTGGTAGTAACCGTAAACCTGGAAAGCTGAATCTCCCGGATTTTCGGTTTTATTTAACCCTTTGGCTTTATTTTCCAATACAACGACAAAATCACCGTTAGCAAGCCCGTCAATAATGTCATTGCATACATCGGGGTCATTTGCTAATACAACCATGTTCACTGTGTTAGTAAACGTGTTACGATAGGTTCCTGTTGCCAAGGTTGTATTGGTACCAGTAAAGGGGGTTGCACCGAATACCTGTACCTTGTAACCTTTTTTACCTGTTTTCAGTGCAAGAGTTTCGATCACATTCTTACGGGTTGCGTTGAATGTAACCGCACCGAAATCCACGTCTGCGCGATTCATTATCACACCTTCCTGTTCCAGCCCGGGAACGATAGGATCATCGCACGATGGTGCGATGTCCTTTTTGATTGTTATATCACATATTGCCATATTTGCTCTTTTTCGTTAGTATGCTACCTGTACCAACTCATCTTCGCCAATCATGGAACCTAATTTTCCTGTTGAATAAATGTAGTTCTTGCGGGCTTTCTTATCAAACCAGATATCCAAGTCCGACATCGGTTCGGTGCCCTCACATCCATACATCAAGTTCTCAGGAGAACATAAAACAGCACGATGCGGTAAGTTAAGTTTGGTTTTGTTGTTCTGATAGGCTTGAATAAATCTATCCCAAATGGAACATTTAACGATGGTTGTTCCATCGTATTTGCTGACCTCTACACCGTCAAATACAACTTCCCAGGGCATGATTACCTTGTACTTTTCTTTCATATCGTGAGTCAGAGCATCGCACATTGACTTGGTGGCGAAAATTGCGCATCCGTCTTTTTGGAAAATCCGGCTGTCGGCATCTTGCAACATCGCATCGAATATTGATGTGGCAATGCCTGTTTCTTTCATCTTTGATTTTTGTAATGCATATGATTCTTCTGCGTTGGCTGCAATTTCAGTGTGCTGTTCGGCATTGTTGGTACAGATGGCAAACAGACGTTTGAAAAAACCGTCACATGTTTTAAATAGTTCGATGTTTACTCCGTCAGTGATTTGACCACCTCCAGTGACAGACGCTGCTGATTTATCTCCAAACCATGTAAAACGCCACATCATTTTCATCATAGCTTCAGACAGCTTCGGCAGTACAATACCGTCCATATATTCGGTCGATGTCAGGTCTCCTATATTTGTTCCCGTTTTAAGGCAGTACTTGGCAATGGTGTTTTCCAAGTCTGTATAGCACATTTCCAAAGGAATTTGCCAATCCCCGATTTCCCATTCCTTTTGGGCGGCAGCGATAGCCACTTTTTTATATTCAGGGTCGCATCCGGAGCCGGCTACTCCGATATCTTCCATTTCACCGATAAAACCTGCTTTTTTACCGTTAGTCACATTGGGCATAAACGTCATAAAACGCTCCATGTCCTCGTTTTGAAAGACTGTTAACTGAATAAGGTCTTTCAAGTCTTTTACAGCCTGATTATCAGGTGTAAGTTTGTCAAAATCTAAAATAGGCATTTCCCCTCCTTTTATTACTTGTTGTTTCTTTTTTCTCTTTCTTCACGAAGTTTTCTCTGAATAGGCGTTTCATTTTCTTCTACTCCTTTTATACCCTTGTTGAACGTTTGGGTACGAGCTGACACTTTATAAGTACTACAATGTTTTGCCAGCCAGTTTTCGCCCCCGGCCATACGGACTGCGTTCAGAATCTTGTTGTCCTCAATGGTACGGGCATTCGTCTTTAGAGAAGCATTCTCAGTTTCCAACTCTTCTATACGGGCTTTTAAAGCTTTCACTTCATCCTCTTCCAATTCATCAGGATCTTTAATTTCTGTAATAACGCCATCTGTCACAATGATAGTCTTTCCGTCAGGCATGACATGTTCGCCATCGGGACTTGCTGTATCTCCTACTTGGGGTTCACCTTCATCTCTTTCCACGGTAAGCGTGTTACCTTCGGCATTTGTCAATTCCATAGATACGACCTGTACGTCTTCAATTTTTTGATAGCCGCATTTGGCCAGCAGCCTGTCTATGATAGTCTGCTTCACTGTTACTTCTTTTTCTTTGTTCATTTTTTTGTTATTAAATGTGTAAGTTCTCCCTTTGGCAGTTGTAGGCATAAGAACGGTCGTGATAAAACCTAATTGTTTGGCTGTTTCACCACCAAACCAACCGGCTTTATTCATTTGGGCTTCGATAACTGAGGCTTCCGATCCTGTGCGTTCTACATACAAAGCTAGCATCTTGTTTTTTTCACTCTCCAAGTTTGATTTTATTGATTCTAGGGTTTCAAGATCAAGGTCTCCATCGTATGAAGCCATATAAGGCTTGTGAATAAGAAACTTTGCATGTGGATAAGCAAAACGTCTTTCTTTTGCAGCGGCCAATAATATCACGGTTGCCATGGATGCACATCGTCCTACTGCAGTACAGCTGATTTGCTTTCCTGAAGCACGTAAGGCGTCATAAATGGCATACCCTTCAACGGCATCACCACCGCATGAATGTATCTCAATATCAATAACGTGGTCATTCGGATCTATCCAAGATAGGAAATTTTGAATATCGGGAAAAGACAATCCCTCTTCACCAGTTAGATACCAATTTTCCATTTTGTCTTTATCCGCAACAATATCTTTGTTGATGTATAATTTCGCCATATATAATCTATTTTGAAGCAAAGGTAAAAAACGGTATATGGCTATAAGAATTTCAGAACACAATAGCACTGACACGCTTTGTCAGTAAAAAAATAAGGGGAAGAATAATCTTCCCCCTTATTGAATTGAAACGTCAACGGACAACCTGTCAATGACTCTATAGATGGTCCTTTCTGAAATGCTGTATTCATCTGCCAGGTACTGCATGATATATGCCTTTTTATGACCTTCAGCCGTAAGACGGGTGTAGTCTTTATACATTTCTAGGTATTTAATATCTGATGCATCTAATGACATTTCAGACATTATCCTAAGAGTGTTCCTGTTTATATATAATAGTTCGTATGCTTTCATAAACTACCGCTTTCTTCTATGTATTTAATTCTATTCGCAACTGAAGTAAACTCTTCTACAGAAACGACAGGGGCAGGAGCCATCATCATTCCTTTGGCGACTGCTCTGGCCAGCATATCTTCGCCTAAAGTTTGATTATTCGTTGCTGTTACATTAATAGGTACACCTCCACCCATCATATTGAAGGATGATAGGATAGGGGCGAACATGGACGTAGCTTTGGCGGTTATAACGGATTCTCCATTCGACAACTGTGCCGGAATACTGTCGCTCGTTCCTGTCCCCGGTCCTGTAACCAAACCACCTTCTGCAAATTTAGCACTTTTTACTATCTTAACAGCATTTGCAATGTTAGAAAGGATTGTTGCAATACCTGATGCCATTGTAGCTATACCAAGAATACCTTTCCCTGATTCAGCGGATACCATTTTTGCGATCGCCTTACCTGAATTGATGGCGATCTCTGCCAAAGCCAACATTTTGCTTGCCATAGCAAATCCTCTGTCAGACTCCCCAATTTGTTCTGTGAGAGCTACAAGGCCATTTGTCACCTGTTCCATTGCTTCATATTTAGCTTGTTCTATTTCAATCTCCTTATCGCTCAGTTCTTTTTTGGATTCCAGATAAGCATTCTGTGCTTCCAGCTTGCGAAGATTAAATGCTTCTATACTTTCACCTTCCATTTGCTGCAGGCTATCGAGCTCGGCTTTCTTTTGTTCCATCCTTATACGAAGAATTTCCTCTTCGTTATCATATGCTTGTGCGATTTCCGTTTCAAAGCGTATGCGCATGGCTTCCTGTTGCTTGTTGATAATATCCTGCTCATGGGCGGCTATAAGTTCATCCATTTGAGTGTTATATTTAGTTTTGATGGCAAGTTTCATTTTTTCGGTCTGTTCTGTGCTGGAGAGTTCCGCCTCGTATTGTGCCTGTAATTGTTGTATCTTTAACTGATACTCCTGCTCGCTGCCTTCCTTGACCGATTCCAATTGCAGGGATATCATTTTTAAACGGTTCTCCAGTTCTTTTTTCAGCTCCTCATCGGACAACTTGCTAAGCTCCATAGATTTTTGTTGTTCCAAAGCCTTTATTTTGGCGTTGATGGCTTCACGAGCCTTGGCGGTAAGGTTCTCTTCTTGCTTTAAACTGATTTGCAAATCCTCAATCTGCCGGGAATAGTTCAATTCAATCTCTTTCCGTGCTTGTTCTCTCTTGTCTTTCACTAAGGCAAGCATAGCATCTTCTGCTGCCCTTACTGCTTCCAGTTCTGTTTGCTTTGCTTCCTTTGCTTTGTCTGCACCTTCCTGGCGGATAGAGTTTAGGGTGTTTTGCTGCTCTGTCTGACGGGTGTAACTGCTTTCTTCCAATTCACTTAATCTGTTTACTTCTTCGCTTAATTTCCTAAGGTCATCAATAGTGCTTTCCGATATACCGATTTTTCCAATAGCTTCATCTGCTGTAATTGCTCCTTTTTGCATGTCCTCAATGGTCTTAAGGGCTTCCTTTGTTACTTTAGTATATCCGAGCATATTGGCAATTCTTGCTTTCGCTAAGTCTGTTTGGATTTTTAAGTCCTCCTTTTCCATTGCTGCAGCTTTTTCCGCAGCTTTGATACGTTCCTGTGTGGACAGGGTCTGGTCGTCAGCAGCTTTTTTCAGCTTCTCAATTTCAGCTCGGTTAGCGGCACGTGACATGGACAGCATGACTTCCCTCTTGTCTATCTCATTCAAGACTTCTGCCAGCTTCCACGCCTGTTTGGTTTCATTGACTATTTCATCACCGATACCAGCGAATATGGATTTGGCATCATTCCCCGCCTGTTTGAAGTTCCCGGTAAACAGATTCACTAAAGCACTTCCCAACTTGCCTGCCCGGTCTATTAAGACATTTACTGTGGCACCCAGAGCCCCCATTATTTTATTGGCTGCTTCCACGCCCTTCTGTGTTTTGGTGAACCATGATACCAAAGATCCTAAAGCTACAATTAATACTCCAATACCAGTTCCAAGTAGAGCAACTTTCAACAGTTTCAAAACTTTAATCCAGCCGGTTGTGGTGGTCGAAACAGTAAGCATTTCTGTTTTTACTCCAGACAAATAATTTCTTACTCCACCCAAGGAGGTCACCATTACATTTATCTGCTGCACGAACGGGATATTGGCATTGGCGGCTTCCATTATAGCTTCCTTGTAATTGCCAACATTTCGGTAATACCGCTGTGTCCCTTCTTCAGCGCCCTTTAGAGCATCAGTAACCTCATTAATCTTGTTTTTCAATTCTGTGCCGCTAGCACCTTTACGTTCCGCTTCGGATAAAGCATCGTATTCAGCCGTTAGGTTTGACAGTTTGGCACGGAGAGAAACAAGGCTGTTTTCTTGTGCCTTCTCCTGCTTGAGCTGATTTTGCATTGTTTTCGTTATAACACGTATCGAATCATTACAGTCGTTGATATAGGCTTTAGATGCCGCCATTTCTTCATTGTACTGCTGCCTTTTTATGTCTCCAGCCTTTAACTGTTCCTTCAGTTTCGCCTCTGCTTCTTTGGCTTTGTCGATTTTTGTCTGATACTCGGCTATAGCTTTGATAGCCTCATTATAATTCACTTTGATATCAAGTATCTTTTCTACTTTGTCTGCCATAATTTTAGATGTCTAATTGTAATAATTCAACATTTGCTATTCCTGTATTTTCTGCTGTAACGGATAGAATTGCATAATATTTCCCATATTGGGCCAGATATGCTGGAGTGGTCATATCTAAGTCTCTCAAGTCTTTTTCTGTTATTTCTATTTTTTCTTTAATGATTTTGGGGGTATACACTGCATTTTGAAAGCTTGTGTAGAATCTTTTTATGATATCTGTGAACGACAATTGTGTGAAGGTTCCATTTGATAGACCTCCATTGTTTTCCTCGAGAAGTATTCTTGGTTGAACTTTTTGCAGTTCAGCCTTTCCCTCTCCGTCATATTTGTACAATCGTATGAATGCTGTAATTCCTCTCATGTCGCATCCTGCAAATTTCAACTCTGCCATTTCTCTAGACTTCTCTAATGAGCTGATCAAGCAAGTAATTTCTCCACTGTAGTTGCCTTTTACCGTATCATCGTCTTTGTATTTAAGTATATTTCTTTGTGCAAAGCCATCGATAGTGAATTTCATTTCTTTAGGCTTGTTGGCCATATACGATGCTATTACCCGTCTAGTCCAATTGTACGCTTGTTCTTTTTTCTTTATGATATCATCGACAGACATAAATCTTATAATGTTCGTGCCTTCAATAGGATATGCAAATACGCCTAGCATGGTAGATATTGCTTTAATAAAATCAAGCTGTGTCATATCTGGCAAATTTGGTATAATGGGGTAATGACCATTCCCGTTAAGAATACTTTCGTCTGGTTGCTTGGGCGATACAAGGCTGTTTTCCATTCTTAGATTTATGATTCCATCTACACCGTTTGATACGTCTGCAATAAATCCGATATTTGTGAATCCAAACCGGATATCTGTACCTTTGTTTACTGAGTCAGACTCTACACCTTCGAACTCAAACGTAATATTGTAAGAGTTTCCTCCATTGCTTATTATATCCGTATATCCTATGTTGAATATTTCATTGTTCTCTCCGTTCTCAATATAATAAGCTATCATGGCTGCATTGCTGGGATAGAAAGAAGTTAAAGTATGTATTGATACTTTGCCTGAAGCATTGAGCTTTATGGAGTTTCCTTTTGTCTTTATTCCACTAATGAATGTGCCTTCGCTTAGCGAGCTTTTATTTACCGTTCCATAATATGATGAATATTCTTTGTTTTCGAAGTAAAGTTCAATAGGCCCGGTTCCTTGGTTAAGGTAATATTTTGCATTCAACCACAGTTCATTCTTTTGAGAGAATTCCAACCCGTCATTTCTTGTCAGCAATGGGATAAACAGCTTGTTCAAGACTGCTTGCTGTTCACTTGGAAAAATGAATATCACATCATTATCAAGTGATATATGTTCTAAAATCCATGTTGCTTTAACTGCCGGATGATAGGGTAAGTCTTTATCGGCTGAACGTATATTGTAATTTACTTTTGGGAAAAAGAAATCTCCATGACTATCATATTGGCTTACGTTCTTTCCGCTATTCCATTCGATGTAATAATCAGGAAATGGATCATTCCCTTGGCTTTCATAATGCCAACGTTCTTTTAAATCTTGCAGTTTTTTTTCTTCATTGGCAATACTTGAAAATTGTGTTGCGTTTCCCCATATTAATGCGGTTTCAAACACATCAGACGTGCCTATCAAGTATATTTTTGCCCCTTTGATAATTTCTACTCCGTTTCTTATGTATCTAGCGTCAAGGTAAAATGAAGCAACGGAATATTGGCAGGATGGCAGGTCTGCGTGAAGAAATGCAGACTGATTCCTCACTGTGTTTGGAAGTTTAATAGTGTAGCTTGTGTTACTTACAATTTTGCCTATATCGGTGAATATATTATTCTTGTATTTTAATGTGATATTGGTGCTGTCATCCATATCTACTAATTTGTTGTTGGCACCGACATATAATAATTCATTTCTCATAAGCTCTGCACGTTAGTTTCAGGTAATATAATGTTCGCTTCAAAGTCTTGCAGTGATACCCGCTGTTTGACGAAATTTCCCACAGACACATTTACGGCCATCCATCTGGCGTTACCGTTATCATCATAGCCCATGAACATATCAACAACAGGAGATGTGGCCATTTGGTAAAGGAAGTCATAAGTTATGCTGTCTATTAATGGAGCGCATACGGGAAGTGTCGTTTCTTCCATTTTCCTTTGCTTTCGTCCGCTACCTCCATGGTATCCGTTCTTGTAACTGTAATCCTGCATATTGTTTCTGATGAACTCTCCGTCATTGGATACCTGCGAAGTCTCGTTTCCTTGCATGAATAGCCAGTAACACCACATTCCATGGCGGTTGATCCATCTCAAGTATATTCCACAGTCTGAATTGTCAACCTTACAAGTGATCTTTGTGGCCATATTGAGCAGCCCTCGGAAGGTGAAATCAAAGGTGTGGTCAAAAACAGATGCTGCCGTATTACTTCCAGGTAGATAAAATTCCACCCTGTCTGAAGCATCTATTCCAGCAAGAATGATATTCCATGCATTTTGTCCTGATAATGCGATAGGGGAGCTTTCGGAACCATCTATAGTTACTTTTACATTCCCTGATGTTGCAGAGTATAAGCCTACAGAGAATGGGTAGTTTTTGAACCATGTCAGCACTCGGCTTCCATTATACTGCTCTCCAACCTTACTGGCTCCCCACAATATGAATACGTTGAACTGGAAGCTGTTTTCAAGTGTTCCTGATTCGTTATACATATCAAGCTCTATGCTAAACAGACGTCCTAACTTACTATCTTCGGCGTGAGTTGACTTGTAATCGACTTCTCTGTATTCGTCAAAATAGCTCTGCGTATAGAATGATAGGTCAAAGAAGCAGGAACCACCGAACGTCGCTCTGTTCTCTCTGTCTGATGTGGCTGTGGTGGTGTCCGTTACCGTTGCAGTAACAGATTGATAGTTTCCGCCAAGGATATTTATTATCACAGGATTAAAGCAGAATCCTATTTGGTCAGGATATTCAATTGTTGTATTATCTATCGTATGTGTTCTCATTGTCGAAATTCAGATTTATATGTTCAACTTCTGTTTCATATATAGCCGATACCCTGCTAGCTATATTGTCCACGGTATTTTCTAGATCACGGGAATAGATTTCCTCATGTTTTCTGTTTCGGTATAGTTCCGTTCCTTCCTTGGCTATCTTTCTAGCGACAAGGTAGGCGAAGGAATCGGGCTTCTTTACTTGTATACCCTTATCTTCCACCCATTGGCGGATAATCTTGTAAAATCCTTTCGGAACTTTCCCTGGCCCACGTCCGGTTTCTAGTACTGCGAATGCCTGCCTGCCCCACAAAACGCCTCCGTCCTCCGACATTTCTACTTTCAGACTGCCCTTTGTCCTTCCACTGGCTACTTGTCCGGCTGCTTCATGGTTGGCTATAATTCGCTTGCGTAACGCTTCCAGCTCTTCACCTATTATCCTTAGGGTTCCGGCTTTAGTTTCTGCTGCCATATACAATCTCTTTCACGCTCTTGTTGCAAATAACAGTACCCATTATCTCTTCTAACTTAAGTTGGATAACTATTCCGGTTACATTAACATCCAGCTTGTCATAGAAAACAGAATAAGGGATATCTCCTGATATTTCTTTGAACATCCCACTCCTGTTCAATAGCAATATGAATTCTTTGGCTTTATTCTTGCATCCTTCTATCACTGCATCATTTTCTGTGCCATCAAAATCGAACTTGGTTTTATCCATGAAGGCCATCATACAGTTAGGGCAGTCTCTTAACTGCTGTCTGCCTAGATTAAAAGTTCCGCTTACAGGAAGGAGATTAAGCACTGCCGGCAATTTAATCTTGTCCAGTCTTATATTGGCTGTTTGCCAGTTGTCAAAAAGGTAACTTACACCCTCCATGGAGTCTACTATCTTTTTAATTTTTTGCTCTACCGTCATTTCTTCTTACTTAATATGTTTCTTAATCTACGTTCGAATCTTACTCTTTTGGCGTCCATGTCAAGACATTTATATACTCTGACCCATGGCACGCTGTCTACTTCTGCATGATCAGTGATACCCATGCGCTGCGCATAGTAATCAATCATGCCGAAAGGTCCAAAATTTAGCAATTCGGATCCTGCTTGCTTCTCTTCGGGTGTGGGTGGTACATTAGTCGACGCGAATAGTTTATTTATTCGTTCAACTTCTTTGGCCACCCATTGTACGAATCCCAGTACATCGCTAGCTGGAAGTTGGGATATATAACGTTTACTCAGCCCCATCAGTACAGTACAGGGAACGAACAATATATCGTGTTCTGTTTCGATGGATTGCAGTTGCATCAGTTCTCCCATATTTATGTCGTTTAGGGTATCTGGTGTCTTATACTGCCCTAGTTGATAAGGTTTTCTCAGTTCATCCAACTTGGTTCTAATGACCTCGGGTTCGGTGGCAATGCTGCTTATTGTCAAAAATTCTTTTACTGTCATATCTTTCCTATTTTTGCTTTTGGTCGTTTTGGTGTTGGTTTGATACGGAATATCATTGCCATTATCAGCATATCAAGGTAATCTGTGGAATGACCTAATATTTCTTTCATTTTTTCTTTGCTGATTATTCCTTTCTTCCGTGTGTCTGCATCAATATGTGCTTGTTTGAGAACTGACAATTCTTCAATGATCCGTTCTCGCTGTGCTTCCGTGCATACAATACGAAGCAATCGATTGTTAATCATCTCAGCCAGTTTGAAGGCACACTCTGATTTCAAATTGTCAAATTCAGGATTAATAGGTCGTGCTCCTCCATGAAACTCCTTGATACCGTTCAGATAGCTTTCAAGATAGTTCCCCAATCCGTCAGAGTCCGCAATCATCTTACTACGAGGAATTGAGCATTCTATCATCATCCGCTTCAGGTCTGTTTCAATGGATTTTCCAGTACTGTATTCCTGATCCAGTTTGATAAAACACACATTCCCTTTCCAATGACCGGCGATAAATCTGTCTCGTCCCTTCATTGCAAGGTCTGCAGAACCGGTAGATTCACCTGCAGGAGCAATGAACTCATTCGTGAACAAGTCACAGATAGCGTCGTAGTTACACAGGGCAGTCGGGTCATTATCATACTCCCAATTGCCGAAATATAGGCGTTCCTTTGTTACCCGGTCTTTTGTGTTTCGAAGACTTTCGATGTAGTCTTCTGTTGCCCAAGGATTATCCTGCACCAAAGCCTGGATAAATGCATAAGGAGCTTGTAATTTGTCTTCTTTCCAGAGCTTGTAGAATTCACGGTATAGCCAGTTTTTCTTCGGGTTGCAGGTGATAAGTATCTTTCCGGGTACATGATATACATCGTTCATGTGGCGGCCGATACGGGTTTTCAAGACTTCGAAGGCAAGGTAGTGCACTTCACCAGCTTCCTCTATCCATCCTCCTGTATATTCCTTAGACCCCAATCGTTCATACATCGGATCTTTCACCGGATAATACGTCAAGTCAATATAAACGATTTCACTTCCGTTGTCGAAGGCTATCCCTTCATTTGTTGTCTTGTATGCCGTGAAGCTGTGAGAAGATGCTACCTTATTGAAGGTCACGGTAACGGACTCACGGCTATCCTTCAAATTATTTCGGCCAACAAACCAGCGAGTACCGGGAAGATAGTAGGCACATTGCATCAGCCATTCACAGCCTAGCCATGATTTACCACCACCTCCGGCACCACCATACAATAAAAATTTCGTTTTGCTGTCACGAAGAAAATTGTATGCCAATCGCTGTTTTAAGTTAATCTTTTGCTCCATATCACTTCAATTTGTCAGCTTCGGGAGTATAGGGAAGAAAGTCAAATCCGTTGAAGGGTTTGCCTTGTGTTGTATGATCCACTTCCTGTTTGTCGGACAACCCTAGCTTTCGGGCTATAATGTTTGCATTGAAAGCGCCAACACAGGCTCCTTCAAATTGTTGAGTCTCGATGGTTTCTTCCACCCGCGCGATGACGTGCAAAAAATCTTCATCATTTTTTTTCATGCATTCACTTCTGAAGCTACTCCACCAACGTGATGAAGTACCTAGATAGATACATAATCCGGTGAGAGAGTAGGGGCGCTGTGTAGGTGAAACTTCTTGTTGTGTTTGCTGTTCATTAACAGTTTCTGTTCTTTTACCTTTTTTGCGTCTAACAGGCATGGTACGTTGTATAGCCTTTCTTGTTGTCCATGGGTTTTCATCACACCATTGGAAATATTCGCACGCCGCCTCCCATAACGCTTCAGGCGTGGCGAAGAGTTTATCCCTGCCATGCTTGCTGCGTAACATCCAAAACTGATTTCCTTTAGGTGCTGCCATTGTTTATAGTGTTTTAAAGATTGGTATAATTTCTTTGTCCAAATCCCATTTGCGATTATTGGGAAGAGGAAGTGTGAATTCATATTGCAACGCTTTCAGATAATCACTCTTACTTGCGCTCCTTCCGTTGGTTGATGCTACTTGAAATGACGAACCTCTTAACTCTTTTTCTGGGCTTATCTTCATTCCTTTATCGAATATGTTAAAATCCTTTCCGATGTAAGCTGTGTTTAATCTGACGATGTCAGCTGTGGAATGATAATGCTGGAAGTACCATTCACCAAAACGGAAGTTGGCTGTGAAGTTCTTTGCGTCAAGAAATACGGCTTTAGAACGATGGTCGTGTGTTTCCTTGCGTTCAGATGATTTCTGGGCGAACAGCAGCGGAATGCCAGACCAGAATATCATTCCTCCGGGCTTGCATAATGCTGATAACGAAAGTAAGACATTCTTTTCATCCTCTTCTGAGTTCACAGAGTTCAACACGCTATCGCACACAACCACATCGTACAGCCCGTAGTCCGACAAGGTCTTGCATATGGAAGCACAGTCTTGCCTGATTTCCTTTTCATCAATGATGTCCGCTCCATCTTTGCGGTGGAAGAATTCAATGGCGTCAATGAGATAGCCTTTTTTCTTCAGTATGGTTGCGTAATCCTTTTGTCCGGCACCGAAATCGAGTATGCGCATATCCTTGGTGATGTATGGTATAACCTGCGTTTCATACAACGTTGAATGGCTACGCTTGCTTGGAACCCCGTTCTTTTGCCGTAGCCGTGCCTTTTGGGCAAAAGACTGTATATAGGTCTTTCGTTCCAGATGGGAATACTCGAACACTCCATATTCCTTAGAGAAGTATTTGAGCGCGATTTCTTCTTTCCCTTCTGGAAGGACATATACAAGTAGGTCCATACCTAATAGTTTTACCGTTTTGGCATATACTGTTGAGATGATCACTTTCCCGGTATGGTCACATACGGCATTTGCAAACTGGCCGTAACGGAGAATCATTTTCGTAAGGTCAACAACACGTGAGTTGTTTCCTCCTTTGGAAAGAATGGAGATATCTTTGTTGGATACAGTATAAAATCCTTCTGTTCCTTTAGGAAGACTTACATTGATTTCTGGTTGGATTTCCGACAACTCACATTCCGCATAGTTGTGAAGTTGGTTGAACCTTACTTCATCGGTGGAGTTTACACCGTCAAGAATAAAGGCTGGAACATGGGTATACCCAAGCAGCTTCATTGTCTTTGTACGTTGGTGTCCTGCCATGATACGTTTATCCGATTGACGTATGATGATCGGTTTGATAATGCCTAATTCCTTGATGGATTTTTTTAAATCTTCTTGTGCTTCATTAGTGAGCAGGCGTGGGTTATATTCTGCCGGGTTCAATATTGATATGTCTATGTATTCCATCATAAGCCAAGTAGATTATTAACAAAACCAACCATTACACCGTTCTCATCCAAATATTCAGAAGCCCGTGCTTTCAGTGCTTCCAGTTCGCTTTCACTGACTGGAATCTTATACCCCTCAAATACTAAATATTTGATATGAGCTCCGGCTTCATAGTTTGCGTTCTTGAGTACATTATGACTGTCTTCTATATCTTCTGAAAAATCTGTCGGATCAGGAAAGCTGATGCCTTCCATACCCCAATTAAGCAACTCGTTACAATCCCAGTCAAACAACTTGGTTATGTCCCATTGTCCGTTGTTAACGTTATCACGTATGATTAGCTCACGTTCCCTTTCCTCGGTCAGGTTGGGAATAAGAACGGTCGGTACTTGTTGCATACCTAGCGATATACAGGCATCATACCTTTGGTTTCCGGCTATAATGATCAATTCGCTAGTACGGTCTGACAGGATGATCGGTCGGGCTTCGAAATAATCCGGATTGTTTCGGATTGACTCTTTAAGTTTGTCTAGCTGTTCATCCGAAATAGTTCTTGGATTGTTTTCCAGTTTCTTCAGTTCCTCTAGTTTTCTGTAAAAAATTTCCATAATTGCTTTTTTTGCGTTACAGAAACGAAGGTACTTAATAAGGGAGCTAAGGGGAAAAATGAGGAAAACAAAGTACTGACACGGCTTGTCAATACTTTGTTATGTGTGTTATAATTCCTTTGTTGATATCAATGCCGAATTGCTGGTAAGATAAAGAATTACAGGAAAGTATTTCACTGGTAACCTGTAAAGTCTTGCATTCTTCTTTGATGAACGTTAATATGAAAAGTGGGAAAGATAGATAATGCTTTTTGCAGATTTTTGGAACGGAGTAGAAACGTGACTTTACTTGTTTTCGTTTTCATTTCCATTGTAGCTATCCTCTGATAATCACATATCTTCCGGCGGATATTTCACTTCTATACTTGACAGAATAGCCCTTGTCTATAAATGCTCTTATGACATTATCGTGCGCCAACTCCGAAATTTGGTGTCTGTCTTTAGCGTCACTTCCAGTATTTTTTGCCCAACAATGAGGCCAGTTATTTCCCCATCCTACGCCATAATGAAAGTAAACACATTCACCTTTCTCTTTGATTTCCGAGAGGCTGAAAGATGCAAGTGCGTCTTCCTCGGATTTTCTTCTATTTGATTTTGGTATTTCTATTGTCAACATACTGATTTATTTTTAGCGTCCAACCATTTGTCCCGTCTTTCTCTACACGCCTCTAAGGTAGGCGCACAACAAGCAAAGAGTTCACCACTTTCAGTACGGTAGTCGTACTGGTACATTCTCACTCTTTTTACCTCTCAACCTGGTGTTGTAGGTAGTGTAATTCTCTTTGCCGGGCTGGCATACGCTGCAACCGTTTACATTTATTGAGTTCATAATTCAAGTAATTGTTTCGTTTTATCCACGTCTACAAAACTCGTCCACCCTGCTTTATGCAGCTTTATAGCTGCCTCTCTGATTGTGATTTTGCCACTCTTGACACTTTCTTTCAAAGATTCTAATACATTCTTCATTCTTAATTCATTTTTACGTTCAATCTTTCTTCACTCGTATAAGCCACTACAAGCCCAGTTTCATCATGTTGTATGGTGATGTACTTTTCACCCCTTTCTATGGTGGTAAAATCGCACATACTACATAACTTACCCAATACCTTGCCCAGTTGTTTCATCAGTGGGGCTTCGGGGCTGATAACTAAAACTAAATCCGCTTCCATAATCGTGTGTATTGTGGTAGCCCAAAGGCTACCGGATTAAAACTTATGCTATTTCTATGCTTATTATATCCAAAATATTGTCAGTAATCATGCTATTTACGCTTAATTGGGCAGACTGAATATTGTTATCAACCATCCATCTTTTCGCACGATTAACAGCGGTTTTCTTACTACTGCCGTCCGGTATCAATGCACCCAAATCATTATAATCATCATCTAACAGTTCAAAATAATATCGCTTCATAATCTTCTATATTGCGCAGGGCTTTCGCCCTGCTGGTTAAACTTATCTTTTATCTATCACCAAATAATGCTCGCTCAAACACTTCACCCATTGTATTCTATACTTTCTTGAAGCACATCTAAATTCAATATCTCTTATAGCAGAAAGAATATCAGACGCGCTTTCATTATAATATTTTGCGAGTATAGTTAGTACATGATAGCTTTCTTGCGGTGTAAAGTGCAAAGAACTTCTATATCTCTTTGCTGTCTCATATACTCTCTTTGAGAATGATTCAATAGTCTCAAAATCTTCTTTTCTATAATTAAAAAGGTCTGTTGCTTTCATTATCGTATATCTTTTAATTGTTATTACTTCGTTTCTGATGATGCAAATGTAAATGATATATTTGACACTACAAACAAAATAAGAAAGTATATTCTTTCATTTAACAATATTTCGTAAACGATATATTTGACACTACTATAATAAACGTATCTTTGCAAAAAAACTAAAGGTATGAATAGAATAGAATTGCTTATTAAAGAAAAGGGGTTTAATATGACATCTTTCGCAGAAAAAATGAACACTACCAGACAGAACCTATATGCTATATTGAAAAGCCCGTCTTATCCAACACTTGAAAAGGTTGCGGAAGCCCTTGACGTTCCGATGTGGCAACTCTTTGCTTCACCGGAAGAAGTGAAAAATGATGCCAATACTATTACCTGCCCTCACTGTGGTGGAAAAATTCATTTTGACGAAGAGCCACGTATGCCGGAACACAAGAATATACGAGGGAAAGAATACTATAAATAAAAAATATGAAGAAAGAAACTATATACAATATTGCATGGAACATCAGAAAAGAAGTTGAGCAATGTCAAAAACGTGGATACTTCACATCTTTCCCTAATGGTTTTTGCGCACTTAGTTCTATATGGATTTACGATATATTATGCAAAAAATCTCACTTTGTTGAAATAAGGCAAAAAACTCCATTCTATAGAAACTATCCTCATACATGGGTGCATTGCGATGGCTTTGATGTAGATATTACATCTGACCAATTCAAAGGAAACAACTTTCCTAAAGTTTATGTTGGCAATGACAATGCCCTGTATTACCATTTTGACGAAGTATCATCTAAAGAAATATTGTTTCCTACGGAATTTATATTAAAGCAAATGTGTGATAATCTGTTGAAAGAAGGAATAGAAACATTATATACAAATCTAGGCATAGATGTAAACTTATTCTATAAAACTAAGCCGGAGCACTAAACTCCAGCTTACTCATTGATAACCTCATTAAAAGCAATAAAGGCGCACCAAAACGATGCGCCTTCTGTTGTCAATTAGTTCTTGATTTTATATCAGAGCCTCACGGCTAGAATATCAGAATCTGACAGCTTCCATTCTTCTGAGAAGATTATTATATCTCTCTTGTATAAGAGCTCTTTGTTTATCGGAAGCTGTTACAATCTTTCCCTTATATTTCCGCATGACAGATTCATTCATGCCAATTTCCTTTGCAAACTTACTGGCATTTATGAAAGGAAATGCCTCGAAGAATCCGCTTAAATCATATACGTAATCAACAGAATACCCAGACTTATACCACACAGGAAAGTCTCCATGTTTTTCTTTATAATATTCAGCCTGCTCCTCAAGTACGGACATAAAATCATCTTTCGCTTCCTGCTCTGTAAGCCCAAAACCGTACGCTCCGTTCACATCCTCCGAATATACGGAAATACCCCCATCATTCGCCTTTTCAATAATTGCCTTAATCTTCTTCATAATCGTGTATTTTAAATTCGTCAATTAAAGCACCCACCGAAGTGGGTGCAGTCCTTTCACTTCTTTAACCCTGCCTTTTTCAACATACTGTCAAGAGTACCATTGGGTATCTCTTGAGACTGATGTCTGCCAACAGGAATAAAGTAGTCAAAGTCGGGATGAACATATTTATAATGTTTCTTTCCCTTTTTGATTGTCCAGCCAGCTGATTCAATCAATTTGTAAAACTCTGAATACTTCATAAAATCAAAGAACATTTTTAATTGACACTACAAAAGTAACATATTTGTTACAATAAAACAAGCAAAGATGAAGAAAGAAATAACATATTTGTTACTTTTAACACCGTGTACACATAACAAAAGCCGGAGCACTAAACTCCGGCTCATTAATTGATTAGCCCTTTGATTCTTAACCGATTTACGATTTCGGTATAAAGATACTCTATATCCCCGCTGAAATCCCC